TTCGACCCGATTGCCGAAACCGCGGCCGAGATGAACACGCACGGTCTCGCTGATTTTGCCTACATCGAGAACAGCGGCGACACAGTGGTGATCTCCGGCCCGGCAGGTGGGCAGTTCACCTTCCTTGGATCCATCCGCACCCGAATGGGCCTGCGGCCGCCGCTGAACGCCAACCCGTCAGAGGTGGATGAGTGGGGCTTGTTCTCCGTGCGCTCTGACACGCAGACCAGCTTCAGCTTCGAGGGTGGTCCCGAGTTCGCGATCACCGCTGTGACTGAGCAGCGCGTCGAGGCCTTCTCCAACTACCCCAACCTCTACAACGGCCTCCAGCTGATGGGCTTCAACGCCTACAGCGGCCAGGGCATTCAGGATCTGCGCTCGCTGTCGGTGTTCGTACTGGAGGGCAAGAAGCTGCGCCGCCTGCGTAACGACGGCACCTACCCCAGCCAGCCGGACGGCTCCAGCAGCTACGCGCCCGACATCTTCCTCGACACCATCCTCGATCCGCAGAACGGCATCGGCCGCTTCGCCAAGATCGGCGGCGTCGATCTCGAGGCGCTGGCGCTGGCGAAACGCTTCTGCCGGCAGAACGGCCTCTTCATGGATGGCGTGATCGCAGACAAGACGCCATGGCGTCAGTTCTGGGCGGAGGTGGCGCCGTTCTCGCTGCTCGAGCTCGGCCGTGTCGGCGGCCGCGAAACGCTGGTGCCTGCCGTGCCATGCGACAACGCCGGCAACATCACCCGCCAGGTCACCATCACCGCGCTGTTCAATCAGGGCAACATCCTCGAGGACAGCTACCGCGAGGAGTTCATCGACTTCGGCAGCAACGTGCAGGATCTGATCGCGTCAGTGATCTACCGCGACACTGAGATCGACGGCACCTTTCCGCGCAACCGCAGCGTCGAGGTGAGCCGGGCTGACGCGACCGAAGCGAACGCCGTGCGGCAGACCTTCGATCTCTCGCAGTACGTCACCAACCGCAGCCAGGCGATCCTGTTCGGCAAGCTGCTGTGCAACCAGCGCCGCCACATCCGCCGCGCGATCGACTTCTCCACGTTCCCCACCGACAGCGTGCTGGAGCCCGGCAGCTACATCTACGTGGCGATCGGCGAGAACCAATGGGATCAGGTGACCACTGGCGTGGTCGAGGCTGGCGGTGTGCTCAACACCCCGATCGGGCAGGTGCCGAACGGCAGCGGCCTGAAGGCGCTGGTCTACCAGTCCGGCAGCGCTGTGATCCAGGTGGACAGCGTGACGGTGAGCAACGGCACCGCGGCAGCCTTGGCACCGTATGCCGGCCGGCTGTTCGTGCTAGGGCAAACGATCACCCGCAAACGGGTGTTTCGCGTAACCGAAGTGCAGATGGATGAAGAAGGGCAAGTATCCGTGAGCGCCATCGAACATCCCTGCGTGGAATCAGGCGGTCAGACCTTGAGCCTGATCGCATCCTTCGCGGATAGTGGGTTCAACATTCGCTAGCCTGATTTCAGACTGGGCCGCTATTCATGGGCTTTTACACGGGCCGCACCGGCAAACTCGAGTTCTGGGATGGCTCGGCCTACAAGCCCGTGGCCAAGATCCGTGATTGGTCGCTTGAGACCAGCGTGGAGCTGCTGAGCACCACCGCGATCGACAGCACCGCCAGCACCTTCACGCCTGGCCTGAAGTCCGCCAGCGGCAGCGCGACACTGCTCTACTACCGTTTCGAGCCCGGCGAGTCGGCCACGCTGACCGAGTTCACGGCGCTGCTGAGCAGGATCCAGAAGGTCGGCGCCGTCACTGAGGCCGATCGCGTGCGGCTGCGGCTGCGTGTGGGCACCGGCTCGGCCGACGACATTGAGTTCTTCGCCTACATCACATCCGCGCAGGTGGGCGTCAGCACCGGCGAGCTGGTGGTGGTGCCGATCCAGTTCACCGTTGACGGTGACTTCGTGGCTGGCGGCGTGATCGCATGACCTTCTTCCTTGGCACCAAGGGAAACATCCGCCTGAGGCGCGGCATCTCGGTGCAGATGGGCGAGCTGGTCGATCAGATCAGCCCCGACGATGTGAGCCTCACGCTGAACCGGCTGGGTTTTGACAGCGCAGGCGCCAACCTGCTCACCGGCGATCGCGTGGACATCTCCACCAGTGATGCGCGTGGCTTGGTCTGCTTTGCCTCTGGCGCTTGGCCTGACTCGGTGCAGCGCTCCGGCATTGCGGCCTACGTGAACGTGAACGCAGCCGGTGGACTGCGCTTCTTCCGCACCTTCACCGATGCGGTGAACAACGTGCGCGCCAATGAGCTGCCGCTTACGGCCTTCGCCGGTGCACCGCTGCCGATCACGGTGGCGATCAAGGACACCACCTACAACGTGCTCGGGAATGTGGTCGACTACACGCTGGCCACCGATCGCGAGGCGATCGACGCCACCAGCCTGAGCGATCGCTTCCGGCAGCTCTACTCAGCCGGGCTGCTGTCAGGCAGCGGCACGATCACCTGCGCCTTTGACTACACCACCACGGGCGTGGCCGAGACACCGCTGCTGATGCTGCAGCTGATCAACCGCCTCGACATCGGCAGCGAGTTCGATTGCGCGCTCTACCTGACCGACAAGGCCAACGATGAGACGGTGCAGAACGTCTATTACGAGTTCACCGCAATGGTGACAAAAGCCGGCGTCGAAGTTCGCGCTGGCGACATTATCAACAGCACCATCGATTTCGTGACCACCGGTGAGATCAAGCTGCTGATCGGTCAAGCTTCCGGCTACGTGCTGAAGGAAGACGACGACAAGATCAAGCTGGAGCAGAGTCTCGACTTCTTGCTGACAGAACCAGACGACTAACATGGGCCTGAGCAGTGGTGCCCCTGGAGGCTGAGCCTTGGCAGACCAACGCATAACCCAGCTGACGGCACTGCCCAAGGCCTCGGTGGCTGCCACCGATGTGCTGCCCATCGCGGACATCTCGGCATCTGAGACCAAGAAGGTCACCGCCAAGGATCTGGTGGATGCCGGTCTCGATCTGGTGGACGCCAGCTCGATCGATCTCGCCAAGCTTGACCAGGCAAGCGGCACCAAGCTCGGCACCACCGCGCTGGCTGATGACGCCATCACGGCGGCCAAGCTGGCTGACAGCAGCTCGGTGGCGATCAACGCCACGGCACCGGCCAGCGACAACTACGACGGCCGCGGCTGGGTCAACACCAGCACCGGTGCGCTGCGCGTCTACCGCTCCGGCGCCTACACCGCCCTGACGCCTGAGCTGGTGGATGGCACCGTCACCACCGCCAAGCTGGCGGATGGTGCTGTCACCACCGCGAAGGTTGACAGCCTCGGCACGGCAGCGCTGGCTGATGATGCGGTCACCTACGCCAAGCTACAGAACACCACCACCAGCAACATCCTGCTGGGGCGCAGCACGGCAGGTGCCGGCAACGTCGAGGAGATCAGCTGCACTGCGCAGGGCCGTGCGCTGCTCGATGACGCAGACGCTGCAGCACAGCGCGCAACGCTGGGGCTCGGCACGCTCGCAACGCAGAACGGCACCTTCTCGGGCACGTTCTCAGGCACCAGCTCCGGCACCAACACCGGCGACCAGACCATCACCCTCACCGGTGATGTCACCGGCTCCGGCACCGGATCATTCGCGGCAACGATCGCCAATGCCGCGGTCACTGAAGCCAAGCTGGCCACCAATGCCGTCACCACCGGCAAGATCTTTGAAGGCAGCGTCACCGGCGTGAAGCTTGCCAATAACTCCGCTGCCGTGGTCGCCTCCACGGTGCCGGCCGGTTCTGGCGCCTTCATCGGTCAGCAGTGGCTCAACACCAACACCGCGATCGAATACACCTGGGATGGCACCAGCTGGGTGCGCCAGGCATCGCTCGGTGCGGTGCTGCTGTTCTCCGAGTCGACGCCACTCACGTTCGCGGTCACCTATCCCGACCCCTACACCGCCAGCGTTGCGGTGGGGCTCGACACACAAGCCGCTGCTCGCGTGTGGGCCGGCCCGGCGAGCGGCGTTGACGCAACCCCGACATTCCGCGCGCTGGTGCCCGGTGATCTGCCGGATGCGACCGCCAGCACGAAGGGCATCATCCAGCCGGGCTCCGGCCTATCGGTCAGCAGCGGCACGCTGAACCACAGCAACAGCACCACCGCAGGCACCTACACCAAGCTGACGATCGACGCGCAGGGACACGTCACCACCGGCGCGCTGCTGTCGGCCTCCGATGTGCCTGAGCTGGCAGCCAGCAAGATCACAAGCGGCACCTTCGCCACGGCCTACATCGCCGACGACGCGATCACCGGCGCGAAGCTTGCCAACTATTCGACCGCAAAGGTGGGTGAGGCGCTGCCCACAGCGGACTACATCGGGCAGATCTTCCTCAATCCGCTCGATAAGGCCTTCTTCATGTGGGACGGCAACGTATGGCAGCCGATCGGCATCTCGGCCGGTTCGGTGATCTTTGCCGGCACGTACAACGCCAGCACCAACCAGATCGCCACGGTGACCACCGAAGGCACCGCGATCGGCCTGAGCGTCGGCAACCCGCTGCCAGCTGCCAGCACCACCAATGAGCGCTACTACGTCGTGGTCTCGACCGGGGGCACCGGCAGCAGCCCGGCGCCTGCCGTGACGCTGGCACCGCCTGACCTGATCCTGTCGAACGGTGCGAACTGGGTCGAGATCGATGTGAGCTCCACTTATGTGGCGCAGACCGCATCGAACGTTGGGTTCACGCCAGCGGCCAGCCTCGGCAGCACCAACGTGCAGGCTGCGCTCGAGGAGGTGTCCAACGAGTGCCGCAACGCCGACAACATGACCAGCGGCACACTGCTGGCGACGCGCGGCGGCACCGGCTTTGGCAGCTACACCAAGGGCGACCTGCTCGCAGCATCCGGCGGCACGGCACTGAGCAAGCTGGGCGTGGGCAGCAACGGCCAGGTGCTGCGCGCCAACAGCGCCACAGCGACTGGCCTCGAGTGGAGTGCTGATTTCGTCGGCACGGTCACGACCGTGAGCAGCTCCACCGGCGCGCTCACCGTTGCCAATGCCACCACCACGCCGGCGCTGACAATCCGATCAGCCACCACATCGGTGGATGGCATCGTTCAGCTGAGCGATTCGACCAGCACCAGCAGCTCAGTGCTGGCGGCCACGTCCACTGCGGTGAAGTCGGCCTACGACCTCGCGAACGCGGCGCTGCCCAAGGCTGGTGGCACCATGACCGGCCCGCTCGAGCTGGGTACTGGCGTTTCGATCGTGTTTGAAGGCGCCACCGGCGATGCGTTTGAGACGGTGCTCACCTGCGCTGATCCGACCGCTGATCAGCAGATCACGCTGCCGAACCTGACCGGCACGGTGGCTCTCACCAGCCAGCTCGATGACGGGACCTACTGATCGGCCCCGTTAGCCTGAGGCGATAACTTCCGGCCTTCAAGGAGGCGTTAAGGAATGGCACTGCAACACCTGCGCAGCAGCACCGCAAACAAGCGGCCGGTGCCCGGCAACATGTCGGACGGCCAGCTTGGCATCAACACCAACCTTGCCAGCCCTGGCCTGTTCTTCAAGGACACGAACGGCGATCTGGTAAAGGTCGGCCCGGTGCATGTCGGCACCACGGCACCGAACGCCAGCCCGGCAGCAGGTGGCACCGCAGGTAACAGCGTCGGCGAGCAGTGGCTCGACACAACCGGCGGCACCTACGTGTTCAAGGTGTGGGATGGCAGCGCCTGGCGCAGCGAATCCGGCACGTTCGTGGACGTGAACGGCGACGTGATGACCGGCGCGCTCGGCATCATCGCCGGCTCGGCTGGGGCGCTAGGGCTCTACTTCTCGGGCGATACCGATACGGGGCTATATTCACCCGGCAGTGATCAGCTGGCGCTGGCGACGGGCGGCGCTGGGCGGTTGTTTGTTGATGCGAGTGGGCGCGTTGGTGTTGGCACCGCGAGCCCTGGCACATCCCTAGACGTTAATGGGGGTATATGGGCGCGGTCTCCCTTTATTAGCTGGAACGGCACCGTTCGAGGTGGAGACATTGAAACAACCACGGCGGGACGGCTAAATATCAGGAGCTATAACGCTACTAGTGCAGATAGGGGAGAGATTATATTCCTTCGCAACAATACTGCCGGCGATTTTGAATCTGCCCGCATCGACAGCTCCGGCAGGCTGTTACTGGGGACTTCTAGTGCGCGTAGTAACTTCTATAACGGCAGCTCTTATTCTCCTCGCTTGCAACTTGAATCCGCAAATAATGCTGCCAATTCTAGTATCGCCTTAGTATCCGCTAGTGGTAGCGCTTTTGACGAGCCAAATCTAGTCTTTGCTAAAAGCAGAGGAAGTGCAATCGGTGATAACACTATTGTCGCTTCTGGGGACGATATTGGCAGCATTAGCTTCCAAGCTTCCGATGGATCTGAATACGTAGTTGCCGCAAGCATTCTGGCCGAAGTAGACGGCACCCCTGGCGCTGATGACATGCCAGG